CGTCAAATTCCGCCTCCGCCGCCTTGACCTCGGCAATGTCCTTTTCGGCCGCAAGGCGCGCGGCGGACACATCCAGCCCGGCATCCTCATAGTCGCGCTGCCGCTGGAACAGGTCCATCTTGTCCTGGATGCGGCGGATTTCATCCTTGTCGTCACGCGCCCGCGCAACGGCCATCTGCTGCTCCAGGCGCATCTGCTCGCGACGGTTAGCCAGTTCCTCGGCCGATGCGCCCTTGGCCGCCTTCGTCTTGCCGGTATCGGGCTTGTCGAAGTTCAAGTCGACCGTCCCGAATTCCGGCGTATTGATCGACCGCGTATAGCCTTCGACCGTTTTGGCGACCGTTTCGAGCGTCTTGGCGCGGGAAAGCAGTTCAGCCTCCTGATCCGCAACCGCCCTTTCGGGTTTTGCAAGCCGCGTGTTGCCGATCGCCATGGCGGTGCCGGGCATCGGCATTTCGGATTTGGCGCGCTTCAGGTTCAGCTTCGCACGCTCCAACGCCGCCTTGGCTGCGATCACGTCCGCCTTCGCGGTAGCCATGGCTTGCAATTCAGCCGCGCGATCGGCCTTCATCTTTTCGATGATCGCCTTGCGTGCCTCGCCGGTCGCGGCGATCAGTCCAAGCGTCGCCTGCTGCTGCTTGCTATAGGCCTCGGCGGCGCGCGACGCTGCCACCTGCGCCGCATTCGTCGCAGTCGACGAGCGACCCAGCCACAACACCAGCAACGTGACAGCCGTCACGGCAAGGCCGATCCAGCCAGCCCACGCCGTCATCGCCAGCCCAACAGCGCGCAACGCCGCGCTTGCTCCGGAAAGGGCGATGATCGCTTTGCCAATGAGCGCAATGAAGGTGCCCAGGGGATTGATCAGCGCCGACATGACGACGCCCAACGCCCCGAAGCTGCCGCGCAAGAGGATGATCGGCGCCAGCACCTTGCCGATCGTCATCAGCGCCAGGATCATCGGTCCGACGGCAGCCGTCACGCCCCAGATCGCAACGACGATCTGCCGAAACCACAACGGTAAGTCAGCCATGCCGCGAACGATTGCGGTCAGCCCGTTCTGCACTGCCGTGAATGCCGCCAGTATGCCGGTCTCCCCCAGCGCGATCTTCAGTTCGTCAAAGGCGTTGCCGAGCCGATTGGCAGACTCCTCGACACCCTGCAGCTGTATGGCGAGCTTCTCGCCAGCGTCAGTCTGGCCGATCGTGCGCTGCAGCTCATCGAACTGCTGGCCGCCAAGCCGCATCAGGCCGATGGCCGTGCGCATCGCATCGGCCCCGAAAATTTCGGTTAGCACTTGCGTGCGTGACCGGTCGGACAGGTTGCCCAGCTTCTCGCGCAGCATCTCGGCGATCGTCGCCAGATCCTTCATCTTGCCCGCCGCGTCATAGAAATCGAGGCCTAGCCTCTCCATCATCTCCGCCGCTTCCTTCGATTTCGGCGTCAGGGTGGTGATGAATGTCTTGAAGCTGGTGCCAGCATCCGACCCGCTGCCGAACAGCGCCGCAGTGCCGGCCAGAGCCGTGTTGAAATCCTCGAAACTCACGCCCGCAGCGCCGGCCACGCCGCCGCCCTGCGCGATCGCATCCTTGAAGTCGTTGAAGCCCAGCTTCGATGCGTCGAGCGCGCCGGTCACCTGGTTGACCACGCCTTCCAGATCGCCTGACGTCTTGCCGAACTGGGCCATCACGTCGGTCACCAGCGCGCCGGCCTGCCCCATGTCGGCGGCATTCGCGGCGGCCAGGCGCAGGGTCTGCGATAGCCCGCCGTTCAATATATCCTCAGCCGACATGCCCGCCAGCGCCAGCGTCTCGATCCCGTCGGCCGCTTCCTTGGCGCTGCGGCCTACCTCGGGACCTAGCTTGCGCGCCGCCGCGCTCATCGCCTCCAGCTGCTCCGCGCCGATGCCGCGCAATGCCGCATGGACATTGTTCATCGACTTCTCGAACGCGCCAGCCCCCTTTTTCGCGACCACCGTCATGCCTGCGAACGGCACGCTGATGGCGGCGGTCAGGCCCAACCCGACATTGCGGACCGACGATTCCAGTTCCTTGAACTGCGACATCACCTCTTTGGCAAAGTCGGCCAGCGCCTCGCGGGCATCCTCAAACCCGTCGAACCAGCCGCGCACGTCCAGGCCTAATTCGCCGTGCATACCGCCGATTTTCATGTCATCCATTGGCGGCTCCAATTGAACAGGGGGATATAAACATGGAAGAAGGTCAGTTGACGCCATCCAGTGGGGGCGGTGATGCAATGTTTGGAATTGGCTGTTGCTTGATAATCGTGGCGATCATCATGCTCTTGATCGCCTTCAAAATGGAAACTTCCACGACCGTTGATGTGCCCTACGCACCAGGGCTATTGTCCGGCGTGACAAGATCTGAATCTATCCAGAATATCGGCCTGCTTCAGAGGCAAATGATGACGTTCCAGGCCGGAGGCTTCGCGTTTATCTCTGGCACGATCTGTGTCTGCGTTGCCCTCCTCATGAAGAACATCAGGCCACCTTCCTGATCTTAATCGGCGCGCCGGCCGCCTGCATCTCCTGAAACGCGGCCAGCATCTCGCTGGTCGACTGCCGCCCCGGCGGCTTCGCAGGCTTGGTCAGTTCCTCCAGCGTCGGCAGCAGCTTGTTACGCGGCCAGCGGTGCAGTACCGCCGTCAGCCGCGCCTGATGCGTCGCCATGTCCTGGTCGAACTTGCGGGCCGCGCGATAGCCCACCAGGGTTGCCGCCAACGTGCGCGGCGTCTGACGCCAGAATGCATCGGGGTCGCGTCCCGATTGCGCCCATAGCGTCAGCAACTTCATCCAGTCCCAGCTTTTCGCTGCGGCTTCGCCTTTCCCCCCGCACTCTTGTCGGCGTCGTCAGTGTCTGACTTGTTCGGCATCGCCGCCTGCAAGGCGCGCGACAGCGCGTCCTTGACGCCGTCCATGCCGGCGTCGGACATTATTTCGCCCGCCTTGGCCGTGCTGGTCTGGGGATGATGCGTCTGAAGGCCGGCGCAGAAGATCGATCGCAGCAGCTTGAAGCTGGGCTTGTCCTGGATGCGCTCGATCAGTTCGGTGACGCCAAGGCCCGTCTCATCCTCCAGCTCGCAGAAGGCGTTGACGTCGAAGACGAGAGTGAAGGTCGCGGCGCCGGCATTGAAAGACGCCTCGCCGCGCAACGGGTTCGCCATCTTACGCCCCCGTGCCTGCGGCCTCGTCGGCCTCGCTCACCCACTTGACCCGCAGCGTGGCAGTGCGGCGGTCGAGCATCGGGTTGGAACGCACATAGTTGCGAACGATCAGCGACCCGGTGATTTCCCAGGTGCCGTCACCATTGACCAGCACGGTCTTGAATTCCAGAGGCCGGCCATAGGCCTTGGCCTTGCGGCATAGGATGTCGGTGGGCGAGCCCGGGATGTAGTTCATCACCAGGTCAGCTTCTTCGCCATCCTTCAGCGGCGCGTTCATGAAGCTCTTGTAGCCGATGGTCTTCATGTGACTGGTCTCGACCAGATCGGCGACGCCCTCGGGGAGAGGAACTTCCGTCAGTTCCCCCAGCTCGACAAGCTGGTCGGCCGCCAAATCCGGGTCGCGCAGCCAGAATTCGGTCAAATGACCGGTTTCAACGTCACTCATGTCGGGTGCCTCCTTCAGGCCGGTGAAAATCGGATCATCAGGTCCGTTTGCTTGCGATGGACGTAGCCCGTGCTCGTCTGCTCCCCGAGGTCGCGGGGCAATGTGGCGGACGCCGTCCGGAAATAGATGCCGTTAATGGTGGTGCGGGGGAGCACTGCGGCAATGACCGCATCCGCCAGTGCCTTGGCCTCGCCGTAACTGGATGACCAGCAATCAGCCTGGACCCGCGCGAATTGCAGCGCCTGCGCGCCCTTCATGTGCTGCGCGATGTCGCCCGACACGATCAACAGGGACACTGACGGCAGTCCGGTGCGCTCTCCCCAATCAACGCGTGCCCCCACGATCGCCGAAACGGCGGCCGATGAGCGGATGCGGTGGCGAAGCGCCTGCTGCATGTCCATGTCAGATGCTCGCCTTGATGGTAGACCAGATGCCCTGCGCCAGCGCGCGCCTCACTTCATCTTCCGTCTGATCGAAGGCTGGCCGCATGAACGGATGAGCCTGGCGCTTCCATGTTCCGAACTCGACATAGGGGGCGTAGAAGACATCCGCAGACGGACCGATGAATACGCGTACGCCACTGTCGCGAATTGAAAATGACATCTCATCAGGGCGCGCGAAGCTGACGTGGATACTGTCGCGCAGCGTTCCCGTTTGAACTGGCGCAAGATCCCTCGCTCTCCGGGCAACAATCTCCCCGGCATTGAGCAGAATGCGACGTTGTGCCCGATCATTAAGGGAGGCCTGCGCGGCCCGCAGGTTGCGCATTAACCCGTCCACGCCGTGCAGCTTCATTCGGGTGCTCGTCTGGCGACAATCTCAACCGCCTCGTTGAGCCCAGTGGATGTGACTGCCTGGATGTTCCAGATAGGACCCTCACCTTGGTCATCAACGGGATAACGCAGACGGTCGGTCGCGCGAATGCTGGCATGCTCGAACGTCCACTGGAGCTTGAAAGTGGCAGGTATGACAGCCACTTCCCGCGCGGCTTCGCGCTGCTCTTCGCCGGTTCCATATACGACGATTGCGATGGCAGTCATCAGCGGCGCCCAATCTGCAGGCTGGCTGGATGTATAGCCATCATCTTCGGCGGTGCCGCGCTCAATCAGGATAGCGCCCAGGAATTTATCCTGCTCGATAATATAGAGCTCCCACGCCTGAACGTCTCTGCGCTCGGTGAAGTCGATAACGACCCAGGCGGATGCGTCGTACAAAAGGACATCGCCCCTATCGGGCGGAGCGCTCAATTGCGCGAACGGCACTTCGAACGAACGGCGGCGGCCGTGATCGCCTGGCCCCTCGATCTCGTTGGAAACTGTCTCGGATGGAATGATGGACACTGCGATAGCGGCAGAATCGGCGCGCGCATATAGCGCTGGCCGAGAGAAATTTGCCCGGATCACCGCAAGGGCAGCATCCTCGGCAGGAGATAGAGCCATATCCCCTCCTAACCGAAACGGTCGTCCGCCGCTTCGGAACCGGGGCCATGGAAAATGGCGTCCAGCGCCGAAGCGAACGGATCAGGCATGGTCAGGCGACCGTGCCATTGAGCTTGGCACGGCCGGTGGTATCGGCCGACGCATGGTTCTGCACGGCAATGCCGACATAGGTATTGCCGGACGCGGTGCTGGTCAGGCGCTTGTTGGTGTTGTCCCAATAGACCTTGGTCGTGTAGGCCACCCAGGCCTCACCGGTCGCCTTAGGCAAATCCCAGACGCCGACGACCCTGCCTTCGACAGGGGCACCGAGGGCCGCAGCGTTGAGGGCGACGGCAAATACCGCGCCGACCAGCATTCCCCCGCCGCTGGCAACGGCATAAGGGGCGGTGAAGGTGAGGGTGTCACCGGGCTGAACGAAATTGCGTGCCATTTCGGCTTACTCCTGCTTGCCCGCCGCCGGCTTCTTTGCAGAACCGCCAGTGGTGATGGTGTCAGTGGGAGCTGCCTTGGCCTGCTCCTCGTCGAAATCGGCAGTGACGTCTTCCGCCGATGCATTATCGAAAAGGCGCTGAGCCTCTTCATTCGTGACGTGCAGCGCCCCTTCATCGGGATGCCGCAGCACCCCATTGACGTGCGCCGACGTCAGCAGCTTGACGAACTTCATGGATATTCTCCCTCAATGAGGGACGGGGACCGGGCGGCCCCCGCCACTACCTGCGGTTAAGCGCCCGGCTGCTTGTATGCCGATCGCCAGTTGACGGCGCCGACGCCATAATCATGGCGGACCTTCCACTCGACACCATCGACGCGCCAGCCTTCCTGGCTGTCGGTGAACGGCTCGGTGACACCGTTGAGGAAGACGACCTCGATCGCCGGGGCGACCTGCGGATCGGCGAAGGCGTAGTAAGCGGTGCCGGTCAGGCGCGGCGAAGCGACGATGTCGCTGAACAACCCCTTCACGATGTTCGGCTTCTGGAGCTTGTTCACCGCGTCCGGATCATATTCGCTGCCGTTCACGGTGACCGCGGCGCCGCGCAGGCCGCGCGGAACCAGAAGGACGTTCGGCGAAATTTCGAGGAACTCGTTACCGCTGACATCCTTCTGCTGCGACATGGCGACATCGATCGCGTCGAACGCCGCCACAGACGGTGCTGCGCCGGCACCGGCCAGGTTGCCATGGCTCGCATGGAACAGGGCGACGCCATCGTTCATGGTCGGGTTGGAGTTGAGCAGCGCGTAGACATCGATTTCGATCGTCAGCTTGGCGGCCCGGCCGAGGTCCACGGCGAGGCCGGAAAACACCTGCATGTCATCGTTGACAATCGCTTGCCGCGACAGATTGATGATGTTGCCCTTGGTCGTGGCGCTGATCTGCTCCTTCGCCAAATCCGGGATCGGCTTGTTCTTGAATTCGCCGGCTTCGTTCACATTGTCCAGCGCGCCGAAGCTACCGCGCAGGTAACGCGTGTGCGGCCGGAAGTCGGTCACGGAGCCGGTGCCCGCGAAGCGCGACCAGGTGTCAGGCGTGATCGCATAGGACGCCTGAAGCGTGCGGTGGATGGCGTTCTCGAACAGGATCGGGAAGTCGCCGGTCGTCTGGGTGATGATGGCGCTGCGCGCGGTCATCGCCTCGCGTACGATCACCTCCGGGTCGCGGGACTGGCAGTTGATGCCCATGTTGGACAGGGCCTCGCGGGCCAGGTCAACGTTGCGCACGCCCCGGAACTCCCCGGGATCGATGCGGACGGTTTCTCCGCGCGCGGAAGCCGCCTTTTCGACCAGGTTGGCGACGCCGGCCTTGACCAGGATCCAGTTGGTGGCACCCTCGATGAACTTGTCGCGGGCATCCTGCGTCACTCGCGCCGGACTGCTGTGCCCGATATTGGCCGCGTCACCAGCCTCGGCCAGCTTGTCCAGGATCTTCTCGCGAGCCGCGTCCAGCGTGGTATCGCTGGCAATCAGCTCTTCGATGAAGTCGTCGGCCATGCCATGCTTCTTGCCGAGGCTGCGGATGCCGGTCGTGCGCGTGCGCTCTGCGGCAACGGCGTTCTGAACGTCTGCGGCGGTCAGGCCGCTGGGGCCAGGATTTGCGGGAGAAAGTGCCAGCGCGCCGGTGGCGGGCAGCGCGTCCTTCGCGTCGAGTGCGACAGCGGAATTGCGGATCTTGTCGATCTCATCCTGTGTGCCGCCGTCCTTCTGGAACTTGGCAATCGCGGCAACCAGCGCCGCGCGGGTCTGATAAAGGTTCATGGGATTGTCCTTGGTCTTAGGCGCGGGCGCCGTCGGGGTGGTGCGCGCCATCGCCATTGCGGAGATGAGCGGGCTATCGGGCGCATGCTTGAACCCGAATGGCTTCACGTAGGACGCGGATACGGTGATCGCGTCCTCAGTCGATGTGACGAAATTCTGCGCGAGCGCCTCGACGGCCGTCATCCACGTCTCGGCATCGAGCATGGAGATGAGCGTGTCGGTTTCGATGCCCGTCTGTTTGGCGTAGATCCCGACGATCTGGTCGCGGATCATGTCGAGCTTGTCGGCGGCGCGACGAAGATCGGCAGCATCGCCACAGGCGCAATCCCATGGGTTGTGGATCATCATCAACGCGTTGTCGGCCATGACGATGTCATCGCCCGCCATGGCGATGACCGATCCCATGGACGCGGCGAGGCCGTCGATATGCGTCGTCACCTTTCGGCCCTTGGCCTTCTGCCGGATGATCGCATTATAGATCGCCAGCCCCTCCATGACGTAACCGCCGGGGCTGTTGATCCGCACATCAAGATCGTCGTCGCCATCGGAAATCAGCGGAACGAGCGTGTTCGCGTCGAGACCGTCCCAGCTGTCGCCGACGATCCCGTAGATCAGGATTTCAGTCATTATGCGGGGTTCCTCTGGTCCGCGTTGGGAATCTGCACGGCGTTGCCAACCTGCGTGACGCGGCGCGGGTCGCTGTCGAGAATGATGCCAAGATCATCGAGCGTCTTCAGATCGGCAGCCAACTCGGCGAAGAAGGTGTCAGGGTCATCGCCATTTTCCCGGACAACCTGGCTGGGCGTCTTCTGCCCAGAGCGTACCGCGTCGCGATTGGCGGGCACTTCGCTGGCTGGATCGAGCATTTCATGCTTCGGGGGTGTCCAGCGCATGGAGACGCCGGTAACGTCGTGCCCCTCCATCTCCGCCGCGTCGATGAACCAGCGCTCGATCGCCGCGCAGAACTGCGGGATGAACATGAGCCACTGCCAAGTGTCGACCGCACGTTTGAACGTGAGGCGGCCCAGTCGACCGGAAATGAAGCTGACATCGGACAGGTCGCCGGTAAGCATTTCATAGGGGACGCCGAGACCCGCCGCGATCGCGCGCTGTGACACTTTGGAATAATCCATATATCCGTCGACGCCGGGCGGGCTGGGAAACGTGATATCCTCGCCAGGCCGCAGATATTGGACCGTGCCCGATTCCACGAAATCAAGCGGTTCGCGGTCTGCGGGATCCTCATCATCGTCGGACCCAATGCCTGGAAACGATCCGTCCACGTCTCCCTTCACAAACCCGGCGAACGCGGATGCGATCTTTTGCCGCGTCAGTTGGGCATCTTCATAGTCGCCGAAATCTTTCAGGCGGAGGATGACGGGGGCGAACCAAGTCGCGCCGTGCTCTTGCTCAGGGCGTTCGGCCCGAAACACATGTGCAATGTCCCTGGCAGGCACGAACGCCGAATTTGCGTCAGCCGGGCGCGCCGATCCCGGATGAGAACTGTATAGCCAATATCCTTCGCGACGACCGAGAGGAGAAAATTGGATGCCATGCACATGGAAACCGCCCACGACCCCTGGCGCTGACGGCATTGGGCCGTGTCGAGACATGTCGATATAATCCGGCTCCAAGAGCTGGATCTGCATCGGCAGAGGGAGACGATCAGTCCGCCGGCGCCACCGGCGGCGCAGAAGCACGCCTCCGCTTACAACTATCGATCGCGCAGCCTTCAGCTGCAGACCGTAGAGATCGCACCGGCCGGTCGAATCGCAGTCGGTCTTGTCGAAGTGGCGACGCGCCAGCGCATTGAGCGCATCATCAACCTTGCCGTCACGATAGACCTGAAACGTGATGCCGGTTCCGACAAGATGTTCAGCGATCTTGTTTGCGGCAGCCGTCGCCCAGGGGTTATTACGGTCAAGGTCACGGGCGATGCCGCGCAGGGCCACCTGCACCGCCGGCGAAAGCTCGGCGTTGGGATCTAGCTTGGTTCGACGCCACCCGGCCGATCGGCGGCCGACCGTCGCACCATCATATTCGGCGCGCGGTCCGCGGCGAATGCGCTGGCGTGCTGCGCCGCTGGACTTTTGTTCGGTCGGCGCACCGCGACCGAGCAGCCGATCTATCAGCTTCACGTCAGATCCCGCTGCGATAGTAGGGGGTGCGGCGTCGAACGACCCCACTGGCAGTCTGGGCCTGCATCTGCAGGGCGGCGTCGATCACGCGTTCGGCGGCCAGCAGCTGGTCGAGCGAATGATATTCCGTCTTGCGGCCGTCGGCGAATGTCACCGAACGAACGCCGCTGGCAATCGCGCCCCGCACCGCCAGGAGGTCGCCTTGCGTCCATGTCGTCATGTCAGCGCCTCCGGCTGGTATAAGGGTTTTCCCTGAGAGCCCGCTTGCGGCGGGCAGGGGGTTTGACAGGCGAAGGCGCGGAGGGCGCTTCCGATGATGTTTGTTCCTCAACGCCGGACGCCCGCGGTTCATCCCGCGGCGGCGTCAGCTGCCCGGTCGCTTTCTGCCATTGCCGGCCGGTCCACCGATCAATGCCCAGACTGATCGCGATGGCGCGGGCATAGATAGCGTTGTCGAGCGCCTCATTTCGGTCCCTGACCTTGTGCCATTCGCGCCGGACGCCGCCGTTTCGCAGTTTGACGAAACGTAGTTCTTCGGCGACAAGCTGCTTGATCCACTCATCGCCAAGGCCATCGGGCAGATAGATATAGCCGTCCGGATAGTCCTCGCCGTCGACAGGCTTCTCCAGTCCCAACTGTCCGTAAAGCTCCATCTTCAGCATCGACGTGCCGATATTCCACAGCCGGACACCACGCTTTAGCTTCTTGCCGTTGACGGTGACGTCCTGCCAGCTGGGCGATCCGATAGCCTGTTGGGCGGCGATGCTTTCGCGCCCCGTCACCGCCATGACGAAGCCTGGATGTCGGCGGGCCCACTGATAGACCTCCATCGTGTTTTCGCCGTCGCCTGAGTCGACTGCAACCC